AGGATATTTGTTCCTCCTGCGGTAGAGCGGAGCTCCGGATCTCTTGTAAGGTTTCCGGAAATATTAACGCGATTAATTGACATATTGACTCCTAAAAGTACTTATCGATGATTTTTTCAACGTCCATTACACGAGGTGAATACGAGTAATTAGACATTTCCCAAACAAGGAACTTATGTGGAAAGCCTCTAATATCGTCACCATATAAGACCGAGACCCAGTTACCACGAGACTTGAAATAGATATGCTCAACACACGCGTTACTGCGGTCAGTCCAGGTCTTACCATAAAGCTCTAAGGCGTCACACAACTCTTGGCAGTACTTACTTCGCTCCATGTCTGCCCAACAACTTCAGAATATCTTCAGGCGTCTTAGACGCGCCCGGTGCGAACGCATAGTCATCTATCGAATGAATAATGGAAACCTCAAGCTTTAGTGGAAATCCTGACGAGATGCCACATTCAATGCCACCTGGCGTTACGTAGTAAGAGCACATACAACAAAGTACCGAACCATCATCTAATGGAATCCAAGTTCGCTCAGTAGTAAATCCAGAATGGTCTTCCCAAGGAATACTTTGAGCATCGAGAAGCCTACGCAGATCCTTTGTAACCTTACTAATAGCCATGCTAATGTCTGCCTTTCTCTAATTGTCTGATAATTACTTCTTATCTAGCACTCACTAAGGGGTAAGAAAAAATTCCAAGTTGAACTATCGTTTTTAATAGAATTCAACTTGAATAAAAATTTCTGATTGCAACAAATTGCAACAAGCGTTTAAGGCATGGAGCGATTAGAACTCTCTTTGTTCAATGGTCCTGAGAGCGTCTCCAAACGTTTCCGCCGCTCCCCTATCACGTCCAGGAAGCAAATGAGAATAGATTCTTAATGTCGTTGCTGGGTCAGCGTGGCCAAGACGTTCTGACAAAGTCTTTAAGTCAACACCACTTGCTAAACACCAAGATGCATGAGTGTGTCTGAGTGAGTGGAACGTGATACCTTGGGGTAGCTTGAGAGTGCGTCGCATACGTGTAAAGGACCTCGAGATGCTCGTAGGACGCATGTAAGAACCATCAAGACTAATTAACGGTGTAGAAGACTCTACAAAGGCAATATGAGCTTTCTGAAGCTTCATGTAATCGCTAATGAAGCTAATGTCTGAGTCAGTAATAGCTATGTTTCTAGATCTCTTGCCCTTAGTGGATTCTCGCCTATATGGCTTTCTATAAGACTCTTCAATGACGGTACCTGATACATGAATATGCTTATATAGCATATTTACATCACTGTATCTGACAGCGCAGACCTCACCGCACCGCATTCCAGTTACTAACGAGAGCCAGGCAGCAAACGCGCAAACAACACGAGAATTAAACTCATTCTCTTGAATGGCTGTAGTAATCCTGGAATTAATGAGGGTACTAATCCCGGCAAAGCCCCATTCTTCGATTGAAACAGCTTCATGAACTTCCCTGGACGGCTTGGCCACATTAATAAGAGGGTTATAGTCGCATATGCCAGCGGAAACAAAGTAATTGTATGCACCTCTTAAGAATTGATGCAGGTTAATTACGCTGTTTCGAGACAGCCCCTTTTTCAATAGATCCTGTTCAAATGAGGTAAATAAAGAGGATGTGATACTTCTTACATCCTCTTTGCCAAGTCTTCCGTTGATGTGGTTTCTAATGAACCCTTCATGCTGTCTTGTAGTGTTAGGGCTCGCGCCGTTCCTGCGCTTAATCGACACGTACTCTAAAAGCAAATCGGTGAGCTGCGTGCTTTTGACTTTGCCATCAGAAGTAATATGTGAAGCCCACATAGTAGCTAATTCTTCAGCTTCTTTCTGCGTCCTTGCTGCGGGAAAGCTTGCATAAGGCTGAATGATTTTACCGTTCAGATTCCTTCCCAAGTAAAGTCGACAGTACCAGATTCCATTTGAATTTAGCCGAACTTTTATCGAGCGATTCATTAGTACCTCTTCATATACACGCCTTTGAAGCGTCTCCACTCAAGAATCAAGCCAATCGCATTTGCTTTCCGTGCTGCGTCATATCCAAGAGCGATACCCTCGTCCTTTGCAACTGCCTTAATTTCCTTCATCGTCATTTTTTCGAGACGTTCTCTGTCGGCTTGCTCCTTTGCTTTTGCGTCAGCGTCCATTACTGCTCCTTTCTGACAAACCTGCTTGTGATGATGAATGCAAGAGCGATTGCTCCAAGTCCTGCTGCAGCCGCAACGACTGCGTCGTCTCCAGTTGCTGGTAGAGCTGTCTTCTTAGCCTTCTTGACTTTCTTTGTTGGCTTAGCTGGCTCTGGCCGTGGTTGTGGCTCTGGCTCAGTCTCCTCTGGAGTAGGCTGTGGCTGTGGTCCTGGATTAGGCTCTGGCGTTGGTGTTGGAGTTGTTGGTGTCTCCGGCTCAGTTGGACGATTGTCGCCGTTGCCGTTTCCGCCGCTGTCTTGGCTGACAAACTGATAACGCGAGCCCTGCGTGGTCTCGCGGCTCTTTAGCTGGATAGAGTTCGAGGTCGTCTCTGTTCCTTCGGTTTCGTAGTACATGAAGTATTGGTTGCCTTGGAAGTCCACGCTGCTCAAGTCCCAAGTGAAGCCGCTGCCGTTAATGGTTGGCTCGGGAACGTTCATGCGCACCCAGCTTGCGGGGTCGGCGTTGCCATATGCGTCCATATGAACGCGGTAGAGCCTAAACGAGCCAGGAATAATGCGCGTACCTTCCTGCGCGGTGTCCTCTAGTACAACGTTAGTGAGGCTGTCCGCTGCGTGGTTGAGTCGCACCGACCATTCGACCGTGCCGTGGTCGGTTTTGACGCCCCATTTTGCGATAATCTCGTGTTCAATAGTTCCGTAGTGACGTGTCTCGAAGCTGGTCTCGACAACCTGTCCAGTAGCTTCATCAATGAGTCTTAGCGTGGTTGTGCCTGCTGCTGCGTCACCCTTAACGTGTGCAGCAAGCCAAAGCGTACCTTGTACGTTGTCCTTGCCTTCGACCCACGCCGTGTATGTGATTGTGGCGCGTCCTGGAGTGACTTGCGCCGTTGCCATTACCTCGCCGTCCGGCGCGTAAATGTCGAAGCTTGCTGCGTTAGTCGCTGGGAAGTCGAGGACATCGGGAATAGCGAGCGAGAATGTATCGCCCTCGTGGACTTCACCTTGTGCCTGCCAAGACGCTGTTAGGTAGATGTCTTGGTTAGTGTAAGCAGAGGTCAAGTCTTGCCTGTTCTTATCGGTAACTCTAAAGCTCGTAATTGTGGTCGGTACTGCCTGAGCCTGTGCGAGTGCTGGCACAAATACCAGCACCGCGAAGACGCAAACAGCCAGCCATTGAAGAATCTTCTTCATGGTTGAACCTTTCTATTTGGTTGTGAAAAATGGGGAATTATTTAATCGCTAAATGCAAAAGCAATACCAGCAAGAATGCAGAAAACTAAAACAACAATATCTGCAGCACCCATACGAACCTCCTTTCGGTTAGTAAAGCTGCTTATAAGAGTCTTCCAAGAGTCTCTTTAAGCGAATTAAAAAGGCTATAAATAATCTTGTTCTCACCGAAATCAACAACACGCATCCCACACGCAAGCGCAACATCACGCTCAAGTTTTGCACCACGAGAAACATTCCAGCCGGGCAACATAACTACTGTGTCGTAATTAGTAATTTCCGAAAGGCATCGATGCATTGCCTGTTCCCAGCTAGAACTTGCAGAAATTTGCGCTGCGGGGTTATAGATCTGCTCAGCATCGCCAAGCGCAGCGAGCTTTTCAGCAAACATAAACAAGCCTTTATAGTTCTTTGTGTTAGTAATCGGTCCTGATAAGTACACTCGCTTGCCATTAATGTCACTACCGAGAGTTTCACCATTACTCAAATATGCCAGTAAGGCATAACGATTGATGAGGTCAACAGCTTTCTCAACAGAATCCATTACTGTTCCTCGCTAAACTCAACGCACATTTCCGTCTCGAATTCTTCGACGGAACAGATTTCTGGTTCGAAATAATACGTTGGCACCAAGCGCAACTTGAGCAAAACGCCACAATGAGGACAAACACCATAGTCGCAGTCACCGTCTTGCATATCGACAACCTCAATGTTGGATGTCTTAATTGCCCCATTACAGTTGGGACAGAACTCATAATCTCCCGAATTTGTATCCGAGTTGTATATATAGCTCTTTAGTCCTTTAGCCTCTCGATAATCACGCTTCTTCGCTATCTCCTCGCAGTTAGTCATCGCTATCACCCAGCTTCTCTAGCTGGTCGGAGATGTCAAAAAGCTTACTCATTGACCAAGAAGTCATTTCGCCTCTATTGATAACGTGTCTGATCTCGCTAACAAGCGATTCGATTGCTCCTGGCTTCTTGTGTGTGAGTTCGCCTGGCTTGCAGAAATTAGGAGCAGACAGTTTAGTGTGTATCGCGCGGACTATTACATTACTGTCATTAAATATAAAACCGTCTACTGTAAACTCTCTTTCACCGGCATATACTGTGTCTCCAATGTGGATAACCTCGCCGTCTTTATCGACTGGTAACTCAACCATGTTTGACGTGTCGCATAGGTCAAGAACGCGGGTTACCATGGCGATAAAGTCGTCTTTTAATGACATATACTCAGGCGAGCTGTAACCATGAAGAATCTCAAATATAGAGTCCATGTTATATTTGGCTCGGTTCGATCTCTCAGCGATTGCTGCACGCTCTTCTT